GGTCAAACCAGCTGTTTGTTGCCCGGTCCAGACCGTAGACGGTGTTGCCAGTCGTCAGGATCTTGCCAAGCCCTGTCAGCTCCAGCCCTTTGGACCCTTGAACGCACAGCAGCTCGCCTGCAGCCGTCGTGCCGGAGGGTGCGGAGGCCATGGTCAGGACGCCGGTGACGCGGTTGACGTTGGTGATCTCAACAGCGTCCAACTTCTTGGTGTTGCCGTCAGCGGAGAACATGTCAACGATCATCCCTTCGTAGAAGAGACGGGCATCAGCCGCAGCTGTCAGCGTCACAGCAGTGGTTACCCATCCGGAGGCTGTTGCGATCGTGCCAGAGCCATCACCGTGGATCTGGCGGGCGAAGTTTTCCTTGGCATCCGCCATCAATTCCTCAAGAGTCGTCTCAAGGTAGCTGATGAAGGAGCCGCGAGGACCCTGGGAAGCCTTGATGACTTTGTCAGTGATCAACAGCGTGCCGAAGAGGTTCTTCGTGCCAGTTGTGACCTGCTTGCCCTTGCGGGAGCCAGCGATAGGCATTGCGCCGTCATCGGCTCGGTTACCCGTGCCGCCGTTCTTGCCGTAACGCAGGTAGCGGACTACCTGATCCCCTTGGATGTTCTTTGAGGATTTCTCCATCATCGCCATCAGCGGGTCTGTTCTGTCATCCATTTGGTACCGGATGGCGTCGATGTAGTAATTCTTCAGCGCGTCTGAAATCGCGGAAATATTGATCAATCCTGCCATATTCTCGTTCTCCTTTTAGTTTTTTAGAAGCCCTTGGATGCCATGGAGCGGCCGAGGAGGGCTGTGGCCTCTTTGATGGAGCGTGGTTTCTCCGGTGACGTGGGCATTCCGAGGTTCCCGGAGCCTTTCACGACGATCGGAGGCTGGTTGTCCTTGATCTTTTGGAGGTATTCCTTGGTCACTTGCTGTTGGACCGCTGGGTCCGCCGCGGCCTGAGAGACGAACTTTTCCGACCCTGGCTGGTTGGCCGCTGCCTGGGCAGTGGACCGCCGGCCCTTGACCACCTCATAGGCGATATCAAGTGCGTCGGGGCTGTTCTCGAGGTGTGGCTTCTCCGCCAGATAGGCAGCCATATCAGCGACATGGTCATCATAGTCTGGTGTCCGTGCCTTGAATTGTTCAACAATGCCCTGCAGTTCCTGCGAACGTTGCTGGGACTCAACCTGCTGCTTGTATGGAGCGAGCTCTTGGTCGAAGCCGGCCTTGGCTTCGGAGAGGACTTTGGCCTTAAAGTCCTCAAGAAATGCCGTCGGATCGTCAAGGAAGGCATCACGCGCCATGGTGTTGCGTTCCTCAATCTGTTCCGGCGTCAGTTCGGGCTCATTCACTTCAGATGCCATGGGTTGTTTGTCCTGCATTGCCTGCATGATCCGCTGCACCAGCTCATCGGGGTCCAGGGCGGGAGCGGGTGCCGGTGCCACGGGGGCATGGGCGGGTGCCGGCTCGGCTGCTGGGACAGGTGCTGGTGCGGGCTCTATCATGAAAGGGTCGACCGCCGGAGCGGCCTCCTCTATCATCTGGTCTTGCAAAAGCGGGTTGGTGCTTGTTTCGGGTGCGCCGTTAGGCCCCCATAGACTGAACAGTTGCAGGTTCATTGGGAAGAGTCGGTTGTGCATCAGGTGCGCCTCCTAAGGGTTGCATGGGGCCAGCGGCCTCCACGGCTTTTTGTTGTAGACTGGCAACGTGCTCTGCGACGTGCGAGTCGATCAGCATCGCCAGGTCGGGATCCTTCTCCATCAGCTCATCATACTCGGAGCTGAGTCGGTAGGAATTGTGCCGGTTGATGTGCAGGATATCGTCATCGAACTCCATGATGCGGACGTCTTCGCCCTGCAGCATCTGCCGGTTCTCACGCTGAGCCCGTTCAAAGTGCAGGTTGGAGTTATCCGACTCGTTGAAGTTCTCCCAGTCGCCCAGCTCGATCAGTTCAAACACCTTCGCGCGGCCATCCTTGCTGATGACGCCGGTGTCGGGGTCATTCATCAGGCCGGTATTCAGCAGGTCAAACACCATCTGCCGTCGCTGCGCCAGGGTCTCGGACAGCAGGCTGATGGACTCGAGGTAGATGTCGTCAGAGGTCAGGTCGGAGCCTTTCCACTCGATGATGTCCTGTCTGGAGTCCCGGCCGACCGACTTGACCATGCGGTCTGTCAGGGCGTATTGCCGGTTGAGGCGGATCCACTTCTTGGCGTTGGCCAGCATGGTCAGCTTGATGTTCTCCCCAGTGAGGGAGACCCGGGTGTCGTCCTGTTCCTGCAGGATCTGAAGCGCTGTGCCGGAACTGACGCCTGTGGGGGCGTTGGAGTCGCGGCTGACCTCGGAAACGCCGGAGATGACAACAAATAGGTTCAGGTAGGACTGCTCCTCCTCCGTGAACGTGCTGGGGAGGGGCGGGAAGGTCAGGAAGCCTGGCGGGATGGTGGTGCCCGGCCGCAGCTCGATCATGTCTCCCGGGGCCAGTCCTTCGACATCGAACTGATCAGCGTCGATGGAGCCGGCCTCGTAATACAGGTTGCCGATGGTGCAGCGCGTCAGGTACTCCGCTTTCCGGTTTTTGATGGCGTTGTAACGCCGCTGGACCGGGATCAGGCGGGATACGATCGATTTGCCCCAGGCCTGGCCTTCCACCTCGATACATTTCTGCATCTCGAAGGGGTAGTCCAGCTCACCGGCCTCGCCGATGCGGTAGGGGAGATCCCCCGCCTGCAGCAGCACGGTGTCGGTGCATATGACCATACGCCCTCGGGGGTACAGAGGGGTCGGTTTCTCGTAGAACTCCATAACGATGGCCGAATCAGCCAGCTTCCGGGTGCCGAAGATGGCACTGCCGGATTTCTGGTAGCCGCCGCCCTGGCTGTAAGAGGATGAGGACAGGCTGTAAATCTCGACCTCGTTGCCTTCCGGCAGCCGGATGTCGTAGATCTGCTCGATGAGGGTCACCGGCATCGGCCGGACCCGCATCAGGTTGGGCTGTTCACTGAGCTCTTGGATCCACAGGCTGTTCAGGAAGAACTCGAACGGGGTGGCGACCTCGACGGCCATGTCCCCTTCGTAGATCTTCTCCTGCTTGCCGGTCTCTTCGTCCTCGATGATGCCGACGAGTTTGCCGGCTCTCGGATCCCAGTAAGAACACCAGATGGCAGAGCCGATGGTCTCGGCCCAGGCGTTGGCGGTGTTCTGCAGCAGGGAGACTTTCTTGTCCTGCACGATGCCTTCCAGCACCTTGTTGGAGATCCGGGCCTTGGCGATATCCTCGGAATCGTTGGACGATGGCCGGGTCTTGAAGGTCAGGTTCAGCCGCTTGAGCTTGGCCAGCCGGGTCTCGATGATGGGGGCGATGTGGTTCAGTGCCTCCATCTCCTGATACCAGTTGAGCCGGGGGGTCTCCTCGATCCGCATGGTCTGCATGTTGATCTCGACGTACTGATTGCCCTCTTTCATGTTCATGTCAAGGCGCCACTGGAGCTCATGGTAGAGCCGCTCCGTGCGTTTTGCGGCGTGGTATTTGTTCATTTCAGCGACAAGGTCATCCGAGTAGATCGGCTGGCCTTTGCTGTCGGTCCACATCGTTTGGATCTTCTCCTGGACCTTTAGTTCCTCCGGTCGCTCATCAGGGTTGGGTTCCCCGCCGAGCATGCCGGATATCTTGTCTCGTATGCCGTCGAACAGGCCCATTCACACACCTCACTCGCTACAGGATAGTTTGTTTCTCCACTTTCGTCAATGCCGCCTTTGCTGCGTTGGTGTGCTTCACGGGGGCGGGGCCCGCAGCTGCCTGAGGCAGATCGCGGGTCGCCAGCCGATAAATCACGACCATCTGCACGATGGCGACTGCTGCCAGCGCCGCTTCAGCCATGGATGGCCAACAGCTCAATCAGCTCGGCTTTCGTGGCTTTGGCAGGGAAGGTCAGCCCGGCTGCTTCAGCCAGCTTAACCAGCTCTGCGCGGGTCATGTCTTCAGATACCCCCGTGGCCAGAGTTTCTACCGGGGTAGGCTCGACGATGGGGGCTTCTGGGGTGTCATTGTACTCAAACAGGGTTTCGTTCGTCTCAGGGGCAATTTGGGGCATCTGCAGCAGGGCTACGATCTGTGCAGCGCACTCATCGCACATCAGGGTGCGGCCCATGCCACTACGGGACGTTGCATCGCCGAAGCTCATGGTGCTGCGGTTCTTACACAGGCCGATCTCACAGCGGGGCGCTCTACCAGTCATCTCTCTCAGGTCAATTCTCATGTCGTCATCTCCAGTTCTTCATCACAGGCTGGGCAGCTCAGGTCGTAGACACCGACCATCACATACACAACTTCTCCGCCATCGGCAGCCACCATGGCTGCGAGGTCTTCCTTGGTCTTGGCTATGCACTCATAGCCGCATTGACAGACTGCTTTCATAGGGCTCGTCCTCTATGGGTGTGTCATGGTATACGAAAGCCGCCCTGAAGGGGGTCAGGACGGCTCTATGTAAGCTGCAGCGGGGGGAGGCGCCCCCTGCAGGCATTACCGGATCGGGCGTTGCTTCTTGAGCTGGCCTACCAGTTTGGCCTTGTGGGTCTGGGCTTGTGTCAGCGCCGGCTTGTCGGTCTTCGCCTTGCGGGGCCGGCTCATGACTGCGTACCGGGCTTCCTCCGGGCTATGCGTCACGTCGTGGGGCTCCGAAGAAGCATCCTCGACCTTGATGTTGTCGTGGATCAGCGCCGGCAGGCAGGTGATAAGGTGCTGGCAGGTATCGTAGATCTGGATATCCGCTGTGAGCTGTCCTTCCCGCTCATAGGGGGAGAGGTACTCCCGCAGGGTACGCCAGCCGTTGATCCGGTGGGCGTCCGCCTTGGTGAGATCCTTGAGGCCTGCGTAGTACATGGTCTCCTGCCCAGACACGCCGGTCTCCTGTCTGCGGTTCCACAGGTCAGGGGAAGCGATGGTGTACCGGACATTCTCCTCA